ACCAACAATGCTGCCACCAGACTCAGCAGCAGCATCCACAGCGGAACCAATATTCAACTGTCCAAACAAACCAGAAGTGATTGTGCTCGCAAACGAGGTGAACTTTTCTCGCGCCTTGTCCAGACCCTCACGCAAAGTTGCAAGGGTAGATTCAATGGCTGCCCGGGAAGCCTCACCGAACGCTTCACGGAACGCGTCACGGTTATCTTTCAGACTTGCCGTGTTGTTCTTCACACTACCAGTCGCGCCAGACACAGCATTGTCTACAACACCATAATCAGCAGCAAGCTTGAGCCAGACAGGTGAGCCACCCATCTTTACACCCTCAGCCAAAGCACTGGTCACAGTGCCCGACGTGTTAGCGAAATCACTTGCAATCCGCTGAGCGTTGAAGATGGCCTCAAATAGTGACAGGTACGAAGTTGCTGCAGACTCAGCAGCGTCGCCAGCGTCATACGTGTTCGGGGTTAACGTTGACCCCATAGCGTTACCCGCCGCGACAGCAGCAGCAGCAGTGCCAGAGATCGTGCCGCGCAGCCTCTCACCATTGAGGTGTGCAAATCTTGAGGCAACACCAAGAGCAACTGCTTCCTTGGTGTAGTTTCCTGTTGCATCTTTTAGTCCGTTGGTTGCGCGTAGCGTTGCCTCCTGCTCGCGCCTGAATCGCTCCTGAGACTTAGCGCCCTGATCCAGAATCATGATGAAAGCAGCAATCGCCGTAGCAATAGCAACAAACGGAATCAGCCGCATTGCTGCAGACATAGCAACAATAGCAGTTGTAGAAATGTTGATCGCGCCAACAAACAACCGACTAGCCAACACGTTAATCCCGAAAGCAACACTACTCGCAGTCAATGCGGCACGCTGCACAGCAAGTGCCACAGTGAAAGCAGTAACAGCAACAGTGGTCAGAATGATCGCGGTCTTATTTTCTTCAAAGAACTTCGAAGTGTTGCGCACCAAATCGCCAACACCACGGATCGCAGGCAGAAGCCCACTGATCAACGCGTTAATAAAGGGCAGAATGGCAAGCCCAAGTTCTTCCTTCAAGTTATCAAAATACACATTAAACTGGTCAATGCCCGTGGCAGTCGCCCCAGCAACACCACCAACCTGAGACTCAACCTCAGCAAGAATCAACTGCTGCGCCTTGAGAACCTCACCGCCCTCAGTCAGCGTCCTGATCTGTTCCTTCTGCTGCTGCGAGAACGTCACACCAGCCCGGGACAACGCCGTCAAACCACGCTCAGGATCGTTCAATGCCTTACCCAGCATCTTCGCTGCAGACTCAGCATCACCAAACCCAGCAGCAGACAAATCCTGCGCAGCCAAAACAGTACGATCAAAGATCGCAGCAAGCCCCTCACCCTGATTGGCAACATTCTTGAACGTCAGAATCAGGTTAGCGCTCGACTGAATCAGTTCATCATCAACAGCAATCTGCTCAGACAAACTCTGCGACAAGTCAGCAACCTGCTCAGCTGTAACCTGAGCCGCGCCGCCCGTTGCTTTGATGATCTGCGCAGTGGCAGCATTGACCTTGATCGCTTCCTGCGCCTCAGCAATAACATCACCGAAAACGGATGTTAAAGTGTTGAACGCAGCGAAGCCGACACCGATAGCTGCACCGACACCAAGCATTGACTTACTGAAACCAGCAAACGCAGACTGAGACTTAGTGGCATCATTCCTGAGACCTTCAAGACCTCGGATAGCCTTCTTGATTTCTTTGTCATCGTAGTCACCATAGACGTGAACTCTGATGCCGTCTTTTGCAGCCATTACAGACCCACCTCCTTCTCAGCCTTACGGATAGCAGCCCGAATGATTGTTTCTGCCCTGCTCATGCCAGCGTAATAAGCGCGGTACAGGATGCGGGGGTAACGAATGTTCTGATGCTTTTCATTCAGGTTGCTGTTAAACAACTCGCCTGACTTATTCTGAGAACCCGCAAGTTCAAAGATTGCGCCACCGGGATTCATTTGCTTCACGCGGTAACCGAACGAAGTGACAACACCACGCGACCGGCCACGATACGACTGAACCTTAATGCCACGCTTAGCTGCAGCCGGGCTGAAAGACAAGTCACGTGCATCAGTACGCCCACGACCCGCAGAACTCCACGGACCCCAACCGCTCAACGGGTTACCACCAAGCGCACCAATCAAACTACGCGCCTCTTTCGCCACCTCGTTAGAACCACGCCGCATCTCAGCCTTCAACGTCTTAGAAACATCCTTGTCAAACTTTTCAAGACGATTTATGAAAGGTGAGATCCCTTGCACTTCTACACGGTACTCAGTGGGCATAAGGCTTCCTTATTGCTTACGGGACTGGACAGCTCTCCAACGCAAATACCGGACCATCGTTGCAAGCTGCCTAGATGACTGACGCTCCACAACATCCGGGGCCAGACGAAACTCGTACGCTAGATGAGTGACAAGCCAATGACCTGACTGCTCACCTAGCGGAACTATTCCCCCGAATCACCAGCAGTCACCGAATCCACAGTTTCAACCCACGCATCAAACTCGAGCGCTGTTTCCTTCTTACGATTCAATGCGTGCCACGTCAACCAGAGAATGTATTCGATGCGGGTATCCGTACCGAACACAGCCATTGACTTGTCATAGTGGCGTTCGAACGCAATCAGGTCGGGTGCCGTCGCCGTAGTTTCGACACCCGACCCGTCAGCGTATTCAACTTTCAGATCAATGCGCATCATTGCAGGATTCTCCTATGCAGGTCAGAGGGTTATGGTCACGCGGTTGCGCGGGTAATGACACCAGTGATCGGGAAGGACACACTGGTCGTATTGAGATCGCCCACTGCACCATCAACGGGATTGTAAGAAGTTACAAGCACGTCGAAGGAATAGAGCGGATTTGATGATGAAGTTGCAGCGGTGCCGCCGGGCTTTACCGAAACGGCTGCAGTGCCACCAAGCAGCGGGAAGATCAAACCGTCAATGCTTCCTGATGCATAATCCTGATGGAATTCAAAATCGACGGTGCCGGATTTTAACCCGCCGATACGTGTACGGTACCCCGACCCACCGAAAGCTGTGGTTTCTACGTCGTCAGCCTCAACGCTAATCGTCACCGACGCGCAAGAGGTGGTTACCGTCGAACCGGCGAAAACAATCACCGGGTCAAGCAGAACAGTCTTTGCCATGATTCTCCTTATGCGTAGACAGTCACGATAAACTCGGCTGCCAGATATGTGTTTTCAGATACTTGGATGCTGGTGTAGTTACGCATCTCAGTTACTCGCAAGGATTGTGCTTTCCCTGCGAGAGTCTTATCTCGCTCAATAGCGGTCTTAACGGACAGCGCCCCCGAAGGATTGCAGAACCCGTCAAGCGTATTCTGCGCGGTACGGTCATCCACGCGTCCAACGATCACAGTGACCGTGAACTCATACGTGTCCAGACCGCGACCAAACGCAGTATCAAACTGAATAGAGTTAGGTTGCACCACAGCAATAGGTGGCTTCGGGTCGTCAGGGATCGTGGCACTGTTACGCAACCCAGTGATAGATCCAAGGTTCGTGGCGATACCGGTACGCAGCTCAGTGATGCTGGTCATGCGACACCGGGGGATTGCTTACGGAACGGCATCAGGATTGACATAACGTCAGGATCAACCCTAGAAACTCGAACAGCGCCCATATCCCCGAATCCTGCAACGCCGAGCGGGCTTTGCAGTCTGGAAAAATTTCTGAGCGCCAGCAGAACAGTTGCCTGCCGGATCTGCGTCGGGACAGCCGTAGCGAAACCAAACACCGCAGTGACCCGCACAGCGGTTTCCTTCTGGTAATCCGTGGGGAATAGGTAATCGTTGATTGCTCTGAACCGTGTGATAGGGAACGCAAGACCTGACGCGGTACGGTTCAACGGTTCAGCCTGATAATCAGCCGTGGTCCACGTTTCATCATAAATACCGTCAATGCCGCTTGAGGTTTCAATGGTGATCGCGGTCCCGGCAATGTCGTCAACGTTGCAGATGTATGAAGATTCAGGTGTGTAGAACCGGACCTCAGTACCGGCAGTGAAGAACCGGCGCTCACAGTAACCGTCAATAATTCGGGATGCTGTTTCAGTGGCCATTTCCAGCATTGAGTCATCCATCGTATCAGCTGTGCCGATACGCGCAGCCGCCTTCACCTCGTTGAGTGTGGCGTATCCGTTAACGATTGCCATGATGCTCCTAGTTCTCAGTCATTGCGGAATGTGTGACCCTCGAGCGCGAGAGACACAAACGGATTCAAAGAATGAACGCTGATCCCGTCCCGCCGCAATCGGGCAGCAATATCTTGCAAAGTTTTTTCCCACAGTTGGAAATGCAAATGTCCGGCAGAACCGTCAGGATTCGTCGGATAGTCACCCATACGTGCAACACCAGATAACTCACCGCAGTCAATACCCGCCAGCATGATGTGCGCAGCACCAAGGTACGCAGCCCAATTCAAAGCAAGGTGAGCGCTCGTCGGCCCAATCGTGAACAAGTCAGGATCTTCCGGCCAATGCTGAGCCACACTGTAACCACCGTATGACTGGTTCACTGTGGGGACTTTCACAATGTTCGCCTGTGTCAGTTTCAGATTCGTCAAATAATCATCCGGCACCTGCTCAACTAAGCTAGTCACAACCGGCAAATCAGGACGAGCGTCAGCGATAGCAGCAGAATCATCATGATGATTCGACACCGTGTAGAACTGCCGAAGCCCTTTCGTCG